CACGAGCATCGGCATGACATGGGGCAGGCGGGTCTGCCGGGCGCGGTTGCCGCACTGATCGAACGCTGGCGGACCGTGCGCGTTCTGGGCGGGGGGGCGGCGTGATGCGGCTGAACCGCAGGCTGACACTGGAGGAAGCGCAGCGGATGCCGGACGGCGGCGGCGGGTTCCGCCTGACCTGGGTGGTACTGGGCGAATTGTGGGCTGCGGTCGCGGCCGGGTCGGGGCGCGAGCGCGCGGGCGAGGATGTGATGCTGTCGGCGGTGGCGCACCGGATCACGGTGCGCGGCGCGCCGGTCGGCGCCCCTTCGCGCCCGCGCCCCGACCAGAGGTTCCGCGAGGGCGGGCGGATATTCCGCATTCTGGCGGTGAGCGAGGCCGATGCGGCGGGCGCCTACCTGCTGTGCCACGCGCTCGAGGAGGTGGCGGCATGAGTTACGGGGCTTCGGCGGCGCTTCAGGCGGCGGTCTATCAGCGGCTGATGGCGGACAGTGCCCTGGGTGCGATGGTGGGCGGCGCCATCTTCGATGCGGCCCCGGTGGGGGCGGTGCCTGCAACCTATGTGGCGATCGGGCCTGAGACGGCACGCGATGCGTCGGACAAGACGGGGCGGGGGGCGGTGCATGACTTTGCCGTCAGCGTGGTGACCGACGAGGCCGGCTTTCACACCGCCAAGGCGGTGGCGGCTGCGGTGTCGGATGCACTGACGGGGGCCCAGCTGCTGCTGCTGCGAGGGCGGCTTGTCGGGCTGTGGTTCCTGCGTGCTGCGGCCCTGCGCGGAACGTCCGGCCAGCGCAGGATCGACCTGATGTTCCGCGCGCGCATCGAGGACTGATTATCTAAATCGAACATATTTGCCGTCATTTTTGTAACAAATTCGGCAAATATTATACAAATCGGAGAAACGGCATGACGGCTCAGAACGGCAAGGATCTGTTGCTGAAGCTTGACCTGACGGGGGGTGGGCAGTTCGCCACCGTCGCGGGGCTGCGGGCGACACGTATCAGCTTCAATGCGGAAACGGTGGATGTGACGAGCCTGGAAAGCCAGGGCGGGTGGCGCGAGCTTCTGGGCGGGGCCGGCGTGCGTTCGGCCAGTGTTTCGGGTTCCGGCGTCTTCGTCGATGCCAGCACCGACGAGCGCGCGCGGCAGATGTTCTTTGACGGGACGGTCGGCAGTTTTCAGGTGATCGTCCCGAGTTTCGGCATCGTCGAGGGCCCGTTCCAGATCACCTCGGTCGAATATGCCGGCAGCCACAACGGCGAGGCGACCTATGAGCTGAGCCTGGCCTCGGCGGGGGCGTTGAGCTTCACGGCGGTCTGACCATGAACCCCTGGGCGGGCGAGGTGGCGGTGCTGCTGGACGGGCAGCGCCACGTGGCGAAGCTGACGCTGGGCGCGTTGGCCGAACTGGAAGACTCGCTGGGCGAGACCACGCTGCTGGCGCTGGTCGAACGGTTCGAGCATGGGCGGTTTTCGAGCCGCGATGTGCTGGCGCTGCTGGTCGCAGGGCTGCGCGGTGGCGGCTGGACGGGCACGGCGGAAGATCTGCGGACCGTCGAGATCGGCGGCGGCCCGGTGGGGGCGGCACGGCTGGCGGCGCAGTTGCTGGCACGGGCGTTTGCGGTGCCGGGGGCATGAGCGCGCTTGATTGGCCGGGGATGCTGCGGGTTGCGCTGACCCCCGGATCGCGAGGCGGGCTGGGCCTGCGGCCGGCGGAGTTCTGGCGGCTGACGCCCGCGGAACTGGCGCTGATGCTGGGCGAGCCGCGGGGAACGCGGCCGCTCGACCGGTCCGGGTTGGACCGGCTGATGGGCGACTGGCCGGATGCGAAAGGGAACGGAGATGCTTGAAGGCGACGGGGTCGGATTTCTGGCCGACCAGGCGGCGGCGCTGGAGGTTGCGCTGGGCGGGGCTGCGTCGATGACCGCGGCGTTCGAGGCCGAGCTTGCGCGGATGCGCGACAGCATGGTGTTCACGAGCCGCGAGGCGAACGTCCTTTCGAACGGGATCGGGCGTGGGTTGCGGCGCGCCTTCGACGGGCTGGTGTTCGACGGAATGAAGCTGTCGGACGCATTGAAGAGCGTGGCGCAGACCATGGTGGATACCGTCTACAACATCGCGATGCGGCCGGTTCAGCAGGCGCTGGGCGGGGCGATTGCCGAGGGGATGAACGGGCTTCTGAGTGGCGTCTTCCCCTTCGAGAAGGGTGGCAGCTTCGTCCAGGGAAGGGTGATGCCGTTTGCCCGTGGCGGGGTGGTGACCGGTCCGACGCTGTTTGGCATGCGGGGGGCCACCGGCCTGATGGGCGAAGCCGGGCCCGAGGCGATCATGCCGCTTGCGCGCGGGGCCGACGGGCGGCTGGGGGTGCAGTCGGCGGGGGGCGGACGGCCGGTGAACATCGTGATGAACGTGACCACGCCGGATGTGCAGGGCTTTGCCCGCAGTCAGAGCCAGATTGCCGCGCAGATGGCGCGGGCGCTGGCGCGCGGCGATCGAAACCGCTGAGGAGGGACGGATGGCCTTTCACGAAGTACGCTTCCCGGCAAACCTGAGCTTCGGGTCGGTGGGCGGACCTGAGCGACGCACCGAGATCGTTGCCCTGAGCAACGGTCATGAAGAACGCAACACCCCCTGGGCGCAGTCGCGCCGCCGGTACGACGCGGGGGTGAGCATGCGGTCACTGGACGACGTGGCCGAACTGATCGCGTTTTTCGAGGCGCGGCAGGGACAGTTACACGGGTTCCGCTGGAAGGACTGGTCGGATTTCAAGTCTGGCCAGCCATCGCGGGCGGTGGCCTTCGACGATCAGACGATCGGTTCGGGCGACGGGCGCACGACGGTCTTCCAGTTGAGGAAGCGCTACCTTTCCGGCGTGGCCGCCTGGGACCGGACCATCGCAAAGCCGGTCGCGGGCACGGTGCGGATCGGCCTGCAGGGCGACGAGGTGACGGAGGGTGTCCACTTCGGGGTCGATGCCGAAACGGGGCTTGTGACCTTCGTGACGCCGCCCGCGTTGGGCGAGACGGTGACAGCTGGGTTCGAGTTCGATGTGCCGGTGCGTTTCGACACGGATTCGATCCGGGTTTCGGTGGCGTCGTTCCAGGCGGGGGACGCACCGCATGTGCCGGTGGTGGAGGTGCGGGTCTGATGTCGTATCCGGCGGAACTGCAGGCACATCTGGACAGCGGCGCCACAACCTTGGCGCGCACTTTTGCGCTGATACGTAAGGACGGGCGCGTGCTGGGTTTTACCGACCATGACCGCGATCTGTCCTTCGACGGAATTGCCTTCCGGGCCGAGACGGGCCTGACCGCGAAGGCGCTGGATCAGGCGACGGGCCTGTCAGTCGACAATACGGAAGTGGCAGGGCTGCTGCGGTCCGATGCAATCACCGAAGCCGACATACTCGCCGGCCTGTTTGACGGCGCGGCGGTGACGGTGTGGGTGGTGAACTGGGCCGAAGTCTCGATGCGGCAGATCATCTTCCGCGGGACATTGGGCGAGATCGTCCGCACAGGCGGAGCGTTCACGGCAGAGTTGAGGGGCCTGAGCGAAGCCCTGAACCGGCCGCACGGGCGTATCTATCATGCGCGCTGCTCGGCCGTTCTGGGCGATGCCATGTGCGGATTCGACCCGGGCACGACAGGCTATCACGCGGAGGGACCGCTTGCCGCGCAGGAGGAAAGGTCGAGGCTGCGCTTCTGCTGGCCGTTCAGCGAGCCGGAGCGCTGGTTCGAGAAGGGCGTGCTGCGCATCCTGTCGGGGCCGGCCGCCGGGATGACCGGCCTGATCAAGACAGATCGGCCGGACGGCGGCGAGCGGGTCATCGAACTTTGGCAGGCGCTTGGGATCGGGCCTGAGCCGGGCGATCTGGTGCGGCTGGAGGCGGGGTGCGACAAGCGGATGGAGACCTGCCGTGTCAAATTCGGCAACCTGCTGAATTTTCGTGGTTTCCCGGACATCCCCGGCGAAGATTGGCTGGCGTCCTACCCCGTTGCCGGCGAGATCAAGGACGGCGGGAGCCGGCGGTCATGAGCGGTGCGGGGGCAAGGGGCGAACGGGCGGTCATTCTGGCGCGGGGCTGGATCGGGACGCCTTACGTCCATCAGGCCGCCGTTGCAGGTGCCGGTTCGGATTGCCTGGGGCTGATCCGGGGGGTGTGGCGCGACCTTTACGGGCACGAGCCCGAAGCAGTGCCCGCCTATACGCCCGACTGGGCGGAGCCTCAGGGTGAGGAACGGCTGTGGGCGGCGGCCCTGCGGCACCTGCGCCCGGTCGCGGCGGACAAGGCGATCTGCCCGGGGGAGGTGCTCTTGTTCCGCATGCGCGACGGCAGCGTCGCCAAGCATCTGGGCGTCGCGGCGGGGGCAAGTTTCATCCACGCCTATACGGGGCACGGGGTCATCGAAAGCCCGTTGTCGGCCCCATGGCGGCGCCGCATCGCGGCGCGCTTCGAATTTCCATAGGGAGAGCCGGAAATGGCGACGATTTTGCTGTCCGCCGCCGGGGCGGCGGTCGGTGCAGGTTTTGGCGGTTCGGTGCTGGGCCTGTCGGGTGCGGTCATCGGGCGCGCGATCGGTGCAACGCTGGGGCGGGTGATCGACCAGCGGCTGATGGGGGCCGGATCGCAGGTTGTCGAAACCGGCCGCGTGGACCGGCTGCGCCTGACGGGTGCTTCCGAGGGCGCGCCGGTCGGGATCGTCTGGGGCAGGATGCGGGTTGCGGGACAGGTGATCTGGGCCACCCGTTTCAAGGAAGAGGTGGCGACGAGCGGCGGCGGCAAGGGCGCACCCCGCCCGAAGTCCCGCAGCTATTCCTATTCGGTCAGTCTGGCGATCGGGTTGTGCGAGGGCGAGATTGCGCGGATCGGCAGGATCTGGGCCGACGGGGCCGAGATATCGGCGCGCGACCTGAACCTGCGTGTCTACAGGGGCGGCGAAGACCAGTTGCCCGATCCCAAGATGGAGGCGGTCGAGGGGACAGGGCGGGTGCCGGCCTACCGAGGCATTGCCTATGTCGTGATCGAGGACCTGGACCTGACGCCCTTTGGCAACCGCGTGCCGCAGTTCAGCTTCGAGGTGATGCGCCGCGCGCAGGGGATGGCGACGGATGCGGGCCCGGACCTTGGCCGCGACATACGCGGCGTGGCGCTGATTCCGGGGACGGGCGAATACAGCCTGGCGACGACCGCCGTGCATCTTGACAAGGGGCTGGGCGAATCCGTGGCCATCAACGTCAACACGCCGGCCGGGGGCACCGATATTTCGGTGTCTCTCGAAGCGTTGCAGGGCGAATTGCCGGCCTGCGGGTCAGTGTCCCTGGTCGTGTCCTGGTTCGGGGACGACCTGCGTTGCGGTCAGTGCGAGGTTCGCCCGAAGGTCGAGGAATCGGCTGCCGAGGGCGACAGGATGGTCTGGCGGGCTGGGGGAGCGGGGCGCGCCGAGGCGCCCGAAGTTGCACGTCTGGCGGGCCGTCCGGTGTATGGCGGCACACCTGCCGACGGTGCTGTGATCGAGGCGATCAAGGCCATCCGGGCTGCAGGGCGGGAAGTGATGTTCTACCCCTTCATCCTGATGGATCAGCTGGCCGGCAACGGGTTGGCAGACCCCTGGTCCGGCGCATCGGATCAGCCGGCGCTGCCGTGGCGCGGGCGCATCACCAGTTCGGTTGCCGCGGGACGGCCGGGAAGCCCCGACGGCACGGCCGCGGCAGCCGGCGAGGTCGCCGCATTTTTCGGCCACGCTGCGCCATCCGACTTCCAGGTGACCGGAACGGCAGTCGGATACACGGGTCCCGAGGAATGGTCTTACCGCCGCTTCATCCTGCATTATGCCCATCTCTGTGTGGCGGCGGGCGGCGTGGACAGCTTCTGCATCGGTTCAGAGATGCGGGGCCTGACGCAGATCAGAAGTGGACCTTCGGAATTTCCGGCAGTGGTGGCGTTGCGCCAGCTTGCGGCGGATGTGCGCAGTATTCTTGGCCCGGCGGTCAAGATCGGCTATGCGGCCGACTGGTCGGAGTACCGGGGCTTTGATGCGGGCGGCGGGGATTTTCATTTCCACCTCGATCCGCTTTGGGCGGACGCCAACGTCGACTTCGTCGGCATCGACAACTACATGCCGCTTTCTGATTGGCGGGAAGGGTCCGGTCACGCCGACCAGGCTGCCGGATCGGTCTATGCGCTCGACTACCTTGAGGCCAACGTTGCCGGCGGCGAGGGCTTCGACTGGTACTACCAGAGCCCGGAGCACCGCGAGGCGCAGTTCCGCACGCCGATCACGGATGGCGCATATGGCGAGCCCTGGGTCTGGCGGGTGAAGGATGTTCGGTCGTGGTGGGAAAATCCGCATCATGACCGTATCGGTGGGCTGCGGCAGGGGCAAAGCGCCTGGGTGCCGATGTCGAAGCCGGTGTGGTTCACCGAGTTCGGCTGCCCGGCCATCGACAAGGGGGCGAATTCGCCGAACCTGTTTCTGGACCCGAAGTCATCCGAGTCGGCCCTTCCGCATGCGTCGACCGGCCGGCGCGACGACCTGATGCAGCAGCAATACCTGCGGGCGATGATCGGGTATTGGGGGCGGAGCGAAAACAATCCGCTTTCTCCGCTGTATGGTGGGACGATGGTGGATCTGGCGCATGCCCATGTCTGGGCATGGGATGCGCGGCCGTTTCCGTGGTTTCCGGGCAATGCCGCGCTATGGTCCGACGGCGCGAACTATGCGCGCGGACATTGGCTGAACGGGCGGGCGCTGGGGCAACCCCTGTCGTCGGTCGTGGCGGAAATCTGTGCTCGTGCCGGCGTGGCCGATGTCGATGTCTCGGGCCTTTACGGCATCGTGCGCGGTTACCAGTTGGCGGACACATCCTCGGCCCGGGCTGCATTGCAGCCCTTGATGCTGGCGTATGGCTTCGAAGCCAGCGAGCGGGCGGGGAGGATCGTCTTTCAGATGCGATCCGGGCGTGCGGAGAGAAGTTTTGGCCCGGATGACCTTGCCGTAGCGGAGGAACTTGGCGGCAGCATCGAAACACAGAGGGCCCCCGAGGCCGAAATGAGCGGTCGCGTGAGGCTGAGCTTTGTCGAGGCGGAGGGAGACTATTCCGTCCGCTCGAGCGAGGCGATCCTGCCCGACGAGCGCACTGCCGGCGTGTCGCAGTCGGAACTGTCGCTGGCGCTGACCCGTTCCGAGGGGCAGCAGATTGTCGAGCGATGGCTGAGCGAGTCGCGCGTTTCGCGCGACGGGGTGCGATTTGCTGTTCCGCCGTCACGGGGGAGCATCGAGCCAGGCGATGTGATCTCGGTGGCAGACGGTGTCTATCGTATCGACCGGGTCGAGCGTGCAGGTGCCGTCACCGTATCTGCGGCAAGGGTGGAAGACGGGGTCTTTCGCCCTTCGGATGAGGATGAGGAAGTGTTGCCCGTTCGGCGGATTGCAGCGCCGGCACCGGTTCTGCCGCTGTTTCTGGACCTTCCGCTGATGTCGGGCCGGGAGGAGCCGCATGCGCCGCATCTGGCCGTCGCAGCGAAGCCGTGGCCGGGCGTGGTTTCCGTCTATTCGTCGGATTCGGACGAGGGCTATGTGCCGAACGCCGAGATCGAAGCCGGCGCAATCGTCGGCCGGACGCTGACCGGATTGCCAACGGCGCGCGCCGGTATCTGGGACCGGGGACCGGCGCTGCGCGTCAGGATCGGATCCGGGACGCTTGAAACGGCATCCGTCGAGCGGGTCTTGAACGGAGCCAACCTGCTGGCCATCGGGGATGCGACCGCCAGCAACTGGGAACTGCTGCAGTTTGCCAGGGCGGAACTGATCGCACCGAACACATATGATCTGTCGCTGCGGTTGCGGGGACAGGCCGGTACCGACGCGACCATGCCCGCCTGCTGGCCAGCGGGTAGCTGGATCGTTCGCATGGACGGGCGGCCAAGACAGATAACGTTGTCATCCGGGGAGCGGGGGCTTGCGCGGCACTACCGGGTCGGTCCGGCGTCACGAGGATATGACGACCCGGTCTATGTCCACAGGGTCGAGGCTTTCGAGGGCCTGGGGCTGCGGCCGCTTTCGCCCTGCCATCTGCGCGCGGTGACTGCCAGCGACGGCGTTCGGCTGTGCTGGACCCGCCGCACCCGGATCGACGGCGACAGCTGGAGCGGGCTGGACGTGCCACTGGGCGAGGCGAGTGAACGCTACCTTGCGCGGGTCAGGCAGGGGCAGAGCGTGGTTCGCGAGGAGTTCGTTTCCGCGCCCCTGTGGACCTACGGCACCGCGATGCGTGCCGCCGACGGTGTGACTGCCCCTTTCGAAGTCGAAGTGGCCCAAGTGTCCGAGAGTTTCGGTGCCGGCCCGTTCACAGGAGTTACGATCAATGACTGATACGGTCCGGCTTGGACTTCCGCTGCTGCAGCCCGCACAGGCGCAAAAGCACGTCACCGTAAACGATGCGCTGACCCGGCTGGACGGGGTGGTGCAACTTGTCCTTCTGTCGGCGACAGTCGGCATGCCGCCGGCAAGCCCCCAGGAGGGCACGGCCTATGGTGTTCCGGCCGGTGCGGTCAATGCCTGGGCAGGGCAGGACGGCAAGGTGGCGGTTGCATCCAACGGTGGTTGGACCTTCGTCCGTCCGCAGGCCGGATGGCGGGCCTTCGTCACGGATCGAGGGGTTGAGGCCCTTTACGACGGGGCCGTCTGGCAGGCCGGTGCGATCACTTTGTCAGGCCATGGGGCGGGCATGTCGGCGGGTTTGATCGAGTTCGATCATGCCGTCGTCGCAGGTGCGGCGTCCCTGAGTTCGGTGACGATCCCCTCTCACGTTCTGGTGGTCGGGGTCACGGCGAGAGTCGTCACGGCGATTACGGGGACCCTGACGGCCTGGTCGCTGGG